ACGGAAAAAATAAATGGCAGAATATGGAATGGCGCGTGCCAGAATTTCCTTTGATTAAAGATAACATATACAAAGACGATGTAGAGAATTATTGGAAAGGTAAGAATGTGCGCTTTGCTTTTATGAATAATTGCGTTGGTTGTTTTCATAGAAACGAAATACTATTAAATAAGATGAGTAGGTTGCATCCAAATAAAATGGAATGGTTTGCAAGTAAAGAAAGAAATTCAACAAATAAAGCAACGTGGAAAGAAAATATGACTTATGACCAAATAATAGCACATAATATGCAAATAGAATTATTTGAAGATGACTTTAATGATTGTGATAGTGGGTATTGTGGATTATAAAAAACAGATATGATAAAAAAAGAATGGCTATTTATGGAAACACCAAAAGAAAAAGCATACAACATATTTAAGAAGTTTTACAACGTAGATGGTCAAGGCTTTAATGATACAATAAGTAGTAAGATAGCAAGACAATGTGCAAAGCTGCATATAAACCTTATACTTGAAAACGAAATAATAAAACCACATAATAAAATAACATTAGAATACTATCAAGAAGTACTAAACGAAATAGAAAAACTATGAACAAGAAACTAATACAGAAACTACAACAACTATTAGACAAATTACCAAAGGGTAAAGAAAGAAAAGCAATAAGAGAAAGACTACTAAACTTAAAGCTAAATAAAAACAAAGTTTAATTACGTTATATAATTGAATAAACAAAATATTTTCAAATGGATAAAAGAAAAAATAACGGTGGTGCAAGAGAGGGTGCTGGCAGACCAAAGAAAGCAGATGAACTTAAACTAATAGAAAAGTTAGATAACCTTATAGATAATGATGAAGTTATAAAAACACTAGGCAAACAAATCTTCAAAGGTGATAGTCGTGCAATGTCATTATACTTTGGTTATAGATACGGTAAACCAAAAGAGAGTGTAGACATAACATCAACAGATGGGTTTAATATTAACTTTAAAGATATTATAAAATTTAAGTGATAGAAGTTGACCCAAAGTATAACCCTATCCAAACATCAGATGCAAGATACTATATTGTTACTGGTGGTCGTGGTTCGGGTAAATCGTATTCTATAAACTTGTTATTGTTGTTGCTAACTTTTGAGGCTGGGCATACAATTCTATTTACTAGGTTTACACTATCATCTGCATACATTTCTATAATACCAGAATTTATAGACAAGATAGAAACACTAAACTTGCAAGGTGCTTTTCATATAACAAAAGATGAAATACGAAATAAGCTATCTGGTAGCAAGATAATATTCAAGGGTATCAAAACATCAAGTGGTGATCAAACGGCAAACCTAAAGTCTTTAACTAATGTTAGCACGTGGGTAATGGATGAGGCAGAAGAACTACAAGATGAAAACATATTTGACAAGATAGATTTAAGTGTAAGAAACTTAAACCAAAAGAATAGGGTAATACTTATTTTAAACCCAGTTACAAAAGAGCATTGGATATACAACCGTTTCTTTGAAGATAAAGGTGTACAAGCTGGAACAAACACAACCAAAGGAAATACATCATATATACACACCACATATTTAGATAACATAGAAAACCTATCCAAAAGCTATTTAGAGCAAATAGAAAACATTAAGAAACGTAGACCAGAGAAATACAAACATCAAATGCTCGGTGGCTGGTTAGAAAAGGCAGAGGGTGTAATATTTACTAATTGGAGAATAGGACAATTTAAAAAAGTAGGTGTAAGTGTGTTTGGTCAAGATTATGGTTTTGCATCAGACGAAAATACATTAGTAGAAACCAACATAGATACCACAAACAAAATAATCTATTTAAGAGAGTGTTTTTACTTAAAAGGTCTTACCACATCACAGATAGCAGAACTAAACCTTAAACACGCTAATAATAGTCTTATAGTAGGTGATAGTGCAGAACCAAGATTGCTACACGAACTTAAATCAAAAGGGTGCAATGTAGTCAAAGCAATAAAAGGTCAAGGATCAATAACATACGGCATAGCCTTACTACAAGATTATGATTTGATAGTTGAAGAAAACAGTATTAACCTCATCAAAGAACTAAACAACTATTCTTGGTTAGAGAAAAAGTCTAAAACACCACAAGACAAATTCAACCATTTGATAGATGCAATACGTTATAGTGTATCGTATCAACTACAAAACCCAAATAGGGGTAATTACTTTATAAGCTAACCTACTTATAATTAGATATTTATAAATTATTTTAAAATAAGTTGTTAAATATTTTGTTTATATGTTAATAAGTTGTATATTGTAGTATAATTAAAAGAGAGCAAAACGATGGTTGCCGACTTAAGACTAGATTATAGTAACTAGATACGGATATAGACACTAGCCAATTAGGTGGATCTTAAAATGCGAGCGCAAGTAGTAAGTTAAAAAAACGTAGGCGAATAACCAGTTGTTTTATCTCGTTTGCTTCTTTTAATTTTTATTAAAAATAGTATTAACTAAAACAAAACATTATGACTTACACAAAAACAGAAATTATTGAGGGAATTACAAAAGTATTCACAAACGCACAATTTTTCGTAAAAGAAAACGGAGATTTAACTATGAGCCTAAACGGTCAATTTGTAGACCATACTTGGAATAAAGGAACTTTTACAAACAACTAAAAACCAACTTAACAAAACAGATATGAAAACACCTTTAGAAAACGCATACGACAAATTAAGAGAATTAGACATAGAATATAATTCAGAACTACTAACTATAATGAGTAACCTTGCATCAGAAGCATTTAGTGTAGGTTATAACAAAGCAGTTAAAAACACAAAAGAAGTATATGAAAAAGTCTACGATCTGTAAAACAGAAATAATAATAGTATTGATACTGGCATTTTTTGTGATAGTGTTAAATGCTCTAAATATATATATAAATGTATAGTAATTGTTGTGGTGCAGAAGCATCTTATTTAAGTGACGAATTATGTGGCGATTGTCTAGAACACGCAGTATTTAACGAAATAGAAGAATAGATATGAAAAAATTAATAAACAGAATTTTAGTAAAAAGAAGCATCAGACCATATAAGGTAGTACCTTTATCAACTGGTGTAATTGTAGAACATTACCGCAATGGTAAATTAAAAACAGAATATTATGGATTGGTATAGCCCACCAGAGTACAAAGATTATGAATGCACAGAGTGTGGAACAGAGATAGATCACGAGGGTGTTTGCTCTGGTGCTTGTCACGAAGCAAGTATGATTTAGTTGTTAGTTAAGTTGAAATTAGGTAGGCAGAAATGCTTACCTTTTTTTATTATATTTACTTTGTATAAAAAACCATTTTAAAAACGTTATATAAGTATGAATGTTAGTATTACAGTACCCACAGATTTAAGTGAAATTACATTAAGGCAGTATAAGCACTTTCTTAAAATACAGAAAACAGTAGATGATGAAAAGTTTCTAAACGCAAAGATCATAGAGATATTTTGCAAAGTGAAACTAGATGAGGTGTTGAGGTTAAGATTTAATGATAGTGAGTTTATAGTTAAAACACTTACAGAAATGTTTGAGCAAAAACCAAAGCTGGTAAAAACTTTTAAACTAGATAAAGTGTATGGGTTTCATCCACAACTAGATGATTTAACATTAGGTGAGTATATAGACTTGGATACGTTTATAGGTGATTGGGAAAACATAGAAAAAGCAATGGCGGTTCTATACAGACCAGTAGTAAACAAGTTAAAAGATAAATACATAATAGAAGATTACAAAGTAGGTAAGGATCAAGAAATATTAGATATGCCTATGGATGCAGTTTTGTCATCAATTTTTTTTTTGTGGAATTTAGGGATAGACTTGTCAAAAGCTATGATGAACTATTTGGACAAGGAACAAACAGAAGCCTTGACGCAGTATCTAACTTCACAACCAAATGGGGATGGTATAACTCAATTTACGGACTTGCTCAAGGCGACATTACAAGATATGAAAATATCACTAAATTAAATGTACACGAGTGTTTTATGATGTTATCCTTTATGAAAGACAAAGCAGAGGTAGAAGCAAAAAGAATTAAACAAAATTTCAAATGAGCAATCAAGGTGTAAGAGGGTATTATCAATTAACCTCAACAATAGAAGAAGAACTACTATCAAACCAATTAACCAACACGGTATCTATTGGTGATATAAGTAAACTAAACCTAAACAAACAAGACATATTTCCATTGGCACATATGATTGTAAATAGTGTAACGGCTGAAGAACAAGTGTTGAGGTTTAACATAAGCATACTAGCTTGTGATATTGTTGATCAATCAAAGGATGTAACAACAGATAGATTTACTGGTAACGATAATGAGCAAGATATTTTAAACACGCAGCTAGCGGTCTTAAATAGGCTTATACAACGTTTAAGAATGGGATCACTACATACCGATATGTACCAACTAGATGGCAACCCAAGTTTATCACCATTTAACGATAGGTTTGAAAACCAACTTGCTGGGTGGTCATCAACAATGGATATACTAATTTACAATGATATATACATCTGCTAATGAAATTAAATAACGTAGATGATGTGTTACAAGCATTTGCACAATATGTAGTTGATGCCTCTAAAGACAATCTAAAAAACGATGTAAATAAATATGGTGATAACAAAGCTGGTGGTGATTTAGATAATTCTATTTCATACACCTATGATAAAAGCAAAGATTTATTTCTATTAGATTTTCTAATGGAAGATTATGGAACTTTTGTGGACAAGGGTGTAAGGGGTAAAACATCAACATACCCAGAAACACAATCTGCTTTGTCAAAGTATCAATATGGGAGTGGCAACTTTGGTAAAGGTGGCTTAACAGAGGGTATTAATAAATGGATGAAAAAGAAAAGGTTTCAATGGAGAGATGAAAGAGGTAGGTTTATGAGTTATGAAAGTATGAGTTACATTATTGCTAGATCAATTTACAACAAGGGTTTAAAAGCAAACTTATTCTTTACTACACCATTTGAACTAGGTTTACAAAACTTACCAAAACAATTAACAGATGCTTTTTCACTAGACATAGAAAATGCAATTATATTAGGATCAAAAAAATAAAATATGGATTGGACATTAGAGATAGCATTTCACTTTCCCCACAATAGGTTTGCACTTGGTTGGGAGTTTATAGATGCAGATAAAGAATACAACTACAAGACTATAAAACTTTATTTGTTTATAGCAACACTAACATTAGATTTTTAAGATGGCAAATATAGCATTAAGAAACCCACAATTTAAAAGTGTAATAATACCAGCATCTGGTGTTTTATCTACTATATGTGAAGTTACAATAGATGGAACATTAAGATATACACTTGTAAAGAATGTACAACCAAGCACAACTGTTAATTTTGATATAGCAGAACTTGCAAGAGATTATATTGATATAGCATACCAAACAGATTATGTACCACAAACTGTAGACATAGAAACTACGCTAACTAATAAAGATGGTTTAAATGGTACTGGCTCAACTGTAGATATACCAACAACAATAACTGATAGAGGGTTTGAAGCATATGGAACTTTTGAAGAAGAAGTAAACCCAGAAGTACCTTTTAGAACTGCACCTACTTACTTAATACCAACAACAGATACAAGCACCTTTACGATATTTGCACCAAACAATACTGCTGGTATTATACCAAACATAACAAGTTTAAATGGTTTAGCAGTAACACCATATACTATAAGTGATACAAGTGTAACAACAGTTGATAGTGTAGTGTGTAACATAAAAAGAATAGATTGCACAAAGTATGGAATTGGTAATAAGATAACCTACATTAATAAGTATGGTGTACAACAAGACTTGTGGTTTTTTTTAAAGGAAACAAGAAACCTAGCAAGAACAAATGAGGGTTACAAATCAAACACAATAACCTACCCAAGTACTGGTGCAACATATTCTATTCAAGATGCACCAAACAAAGTATTTAACACACAAGGTAAACAAACACATACTTTAAGTAGTGGATATTACCCAGAGTTTGCAAACCAACAATTTGAAGAACTTCTATTAAGTGAATACGTTTGGTTTCATAAGCCTACAAGCGGTATTGGGGTTGGAACATATATAGTTGTACCAGTAAAGGTTAAAACCTCATCTATGGCTTTTAAAACAAGTGTAAACGATAGACTAATAGAATACACAATAGAGTTTGAAGAAGCATTTGATTACATAAACAACATTAGATAATGCGTAGATTACAACTATACATAAATAATCAAAGAGTAGATTTGTTTAAAGATGAAACGGTATCACTTACACAGACAATAAAGAATGTAAAGGATATTGCAAAGATCTTTACTGAATTTACACAAACCTTTTCTGTACCAGCATCAAGTGTAAACAATAAGATATTTAAGCATTATTATAACTTTGATATTAGTGGTGGTTTTGATGCAAGAAAAAAAGCAGATGCAAGAATAGAATTAAATGATTTACCTTTTAAAGATGGTAAAATAGCTTTACAAGGTGTTGAACTTAAAAACAATTTAGCACACACATACAAGATTACATTTTATGGTAACACGGTTAATCTAAAAGACATATTAGGTGATAGTGAGTTAGCAAGTTTACCATTAAACCAAAACCAAATATATGATTACCTAAATGTAAAAACAAGATTGCAATTAGAAAGCAATGATATTCTTGTACCATTAATTACTCACACAAATAGACTTATTTACAATAGTGGTTCACATACTACATATGACCCAGAAGCAACAACAAACAATATAAGTCATCACGGAAGTGGTACACAATCACAAAATGGTGTAGCTTGGAATGAGTTTAAGTATGCAATAAGGCTACAAGCAATTATAGATGCAATAGAAAGTAAATACCCAAGTATTCAGTTTTCAGATGATTTTTTCAATGATAACACAAATGAAAAGTTTTACAATTTGTTTATGTGGTTGCATCGTAAAAGTGGTGATGTAGAACAAGCTGCACAAGTTGAGGTTATATATACAAGATTAGATGATTTAGTTGTAAAGTCTGGTTCAACAGAATATATATCAACTGTATCTGATGGTGTTATATCTGTAAACGCACCTATTGGAGTTACTCCAAGTTTATTGAGATACATACTTGACCCCGTAGATAATACGGCAGTTTATAATGTTAGGGTATTAAGAAATGGTGGAACCGTAGTTGGTGAATTAAATGGTGTTACAAGTACACAAACATTAGATATACAAGCTGGTTCATCTGGGTTAATAAACAACGCAACATATACATTAGAAATATCTGGTATTGTATCTTTCAATGCTAATGATATT